CCACGGCTTGGAACATTAATGATAACATTTTTACATAGATATTCTTTACCATCTTCGAAAACGCGCCAGACATGATCTTCTGTCCCGCGATTAGGTTGTCCTCTTGATTGATTGAATCTTATCATAAACTCAGACATATTAGATTATTTCTGCTGTTGCATCATATACTATAGGTTCAATGTACGGACGTGTACCAATGTTCATGTGAATAAATTTGAAAGGTTTGGTTGATGTGTTACGAGTAAAGCTATGCGGTAGCCAGGAATTTGCAAACATTAGTTGACCAGGAACTGGCGTAAAATTAATAGACGATGTTGCTGTGGTAATGTTAGAAGAATTATGTTCGTATAGTGGTAACATAAGTTTCATTGGTCGCGGATCATGAATCACCATTCGCGGAGGATCTTTCGGGCACTCTAAAAAATAAAAAGCAACTAACTGACAGTCGCTGTGATTATGATACTCCATTGATGAATACTTATGGTGTTCTTGACTCCAACATTCGGTAAGATAAGTCGAAAGTCCATTCATGTTGTATCCTTGATCGCTCAAAAGATTCCATGCTGTGTTTAATGTGTACTGTATCAGTGGAAGAAGATCTTCTTCGTTAGACACATCTGCTTGCACGACTGGATATACATCGTTTATTTTTGTTATTTTGCGCGCGGCCCTTAACGCCGCATTTGATGCTGCTCTTGAGAAATCAAGAAGTTCTGGCTTCATAATACTATAGATAGGTGAGCTAAAATACTGCCACTGATCAAGTATGTCTGTCATAATAAAATCCTTATGTTATGTATATTGGGAAAGATCAGCCTCTATCACTGTATCTAAAAACAGTCGGTTTCCAATCTTATTCCAACCACTGTTGACTTGATAAAATATATTTAAACCGTTGTTCAAACCATACTGAATAGCCCAACTAAGTATTTCGGCTGTTAGCGGAGCGCCTGCTTCAAGCAGTTGTAAAAAGCTAAGATCAGGATTTTCGTGTTGTCTCCAAACCATAATTACGTTTGATTCGTCTGGTTTCATCCACATCGGAATAGTATCAAGACCGAGTGGAAACTTTTCATTTCCTAACCATACACAGCTAAACGATTTGCACGGATTCTCAGGTCGTTGTTCATGTATCGAACATCCTTTTGTAGTTACAAAATGACATTTCCTTCCTGGCCAAAATTGATGGCCAAGAGCTTCTCCAGTTAACCAACCGCAGCACTTCGTGCAACTTCCACATTCTCTTGTCATATTATCTCACTTAAATTGAGGACCAGCTAACCATACTACTAGAGTTTTACGAATGCCTTTTGTCACAGGAGTTACTCTGTGTAAAATAAAGGACGGGAATGCAACTACTAAACCTTTTTGTTTTGTGACTTGAGTCGGCACGGGTGCATCAAATATCTCAAGATCTCCCCCCTCGTATTCAGAAGGATCAGATAATTGTATTACAAGAGATAATTTGCGAGGCGCATTCGTTGCATTTCCACCTCTGTCAAGATGCCACGTATAATGATCGTCTTTTCCATCGTATATAGTATACTGAAAGTCCTCTACAAATCCCCATATATCTAGATTGAAGAATTCACCGTTCAGTTGTCTTGCTATGAAAGCAATTCTATCATATATAAAATTAGTCTCGGGCGTAAGATTTATCCAACCTATTTTAGATGATCTAACTGCTTCTTCAACTTTATTATCAGGTCCAACACTAGCAGATTTGATCGTGAGACTATCACCAATACTAACTATTTTATCGATCTCTTCTTCAGTAAAACCATCACGCCATGATGCAAAAGAAATTTCTGGTATACCTAACGATGGAGAAGGAGCTATTTGATATACTGCCATTATTTACGCTCCCAAATATTATCTCGATAATGGGATTCATGACTTTGAAGCTTTCTACGTGTACCTTTGAGTGCTTTCAGTTCAGTTTCATTGAATGCTCTACATACATTTTTCGAAAACAAAGTATCTCTTTTAATTGGAATAACCTGCATTAACGGTGTACCAGCAGGTAGAATACCTTTAAAATTGGGTTCGTTCCAAACAAATGGAAAGTTAATAAACTCAAAATAACCATCGCAGTCTACCATACCCGAAAAACAAGTAAATCTTGGATCAGGTCTATTTAATGGTGGAACAAACAACAGTGAGTATCCTTTCGGGCAGTTGATTGCCCACCAGTTCATGAATTTAATTGGAGGTTTTGGTAAATGTGGAGCGGGGCATTTGTCAGATGTTACTTGCCACTGTAAATGATTCTCGATCATTGCTCTCGGATATTTGCTGTTGTATTCAATGAACGAACAATCTTCATTCGAAGTGATTTCAACATCAGCAACGAGTGGAATAATCCAACCCGTGATCATCGCATCAAGAAAAGGTGGGCATCTTTTGAGAGTAGATTGATCAAAGCCTACATCCTTCTTCATTGGCAAAGCTTTATACCATTCTGGTATCAGTTTGCGGGCAGGATAAGGTTCTGGTATATTTCCTAAATCATCATCATAGCAAAGAAATTCTAGTTTAGGCTCATTCTTTTCAAAAAACGAAAACATCAATTTTGTCCATTTCCAGGTTTTTCATAGTGTATTCCACCAGATTCAATAAATTTTTTACATTGCTCGACGTCGCTCGCACCTCTCAGAATATGATCATCATGCAAACTAAAATGTAAGCTTGAGATCCATATTCTGAGATGTGGTGGAAGTTTGTCATAGCAACGCATTACCAATGCCATTCTTTGTATGTTAACATGTTCCAAATGAATGACTCTATTATATATATGTAAATTACAGGGCTGCTAGTTCGACTAAGTTGCTCTCTGTGATGGCATCTAAGCCAATCAATGCTTGTTTGACTGCGGTAAAATCGTCATGTTTTTCATCGTAGATGACAAATGGAAAATCAGTAAATTCTCCAATATCCCATGTATTTAGAGCATTGAATACAGATTCGTATTGACTACTATCGTTGTATGATAAATGAGTAAACTCAATGTTATTATCCTGTAGCCACTGATAGGCTGCAGCAGAGTCGTTGCCACCTGTCGTAGTCAAACCAGTATAAAGATAAACGTCTTTAATTCCTACTAGCATGTATTGTTTCCTTTTTGTTATTTGTGCTAAAATGTTACACTCATCGTACCATTAGCGCTGCCTGTTCCAATATTTATAGAAACTATTTGATATGGGTATACTTTTACTGATACTGAATTTGTCGTAGTACCAATATTACCAGCGTTTCCTGATGCTCCAGGATTTGATGTGCCGGCTGTTCCGGCGGTCGCTCCAGTTCCAGCACTACCTGCTGTGCCAGTATTTCCTGCTGCTCCTGCGCCTCCTGGATTTCCAGCCGCACCATTTGTAGCTCCAGTTCCAGCTGCTCCTGTTGTGCCAGCATTACCAGCAGCTCCGGCACCGCCTGGGTTTCCAGCCGCACCATTTGTAGCTCCAGTTCCTGCATTGCCAGTCGCTCCAGCATTTCCTGCTGCTCCTGCACCTCCTGGATTTCCAGCTGCACCATTTGTAGCTCCAGTTCCTGCATTGCCAGTCGCTCCGGCATTTCCTGCAGCGCCGGCATTACCAGGACTTCCTGCTGCTCCTGGATTTGCTCCAGTTCCTGCCGCTCCTGTTGTACCAGCATTTCCGTTGGCTCCTGCACCGCCTGGACTTCCTGCTGCTCCTGGATTTGCTCCAGTTCCTGCCGCTCCTGTTGTACCAGCGCTTCCTGCAGCGCCGGCATTACCAGGACTTCCTGCTGCTCCAGCGTTTGCTCCAGTTCCTGCGGCCCCAGTATTTCCAGCACTTCCATTGGCGCCTGCATTACCAGGACTTCCTGCTGCTCCAGCGTTTGCTCCAGTTCCTGCGGCTCCTGTATTTCCTGCGCTGCCTGGTGTTCCTGCATTACCTGAACCACCGGCAGCGCCCGAAAGAAGTCCTCCATTGCCGCCTGCGCCGCCGTTGCCGTTAGTAGCACCACTTATGTTGCCTGAATTACCCGCGGTACCAGCATTGCCGGCGCCGCTACCACCTTGCTTTAAAGTCCAACCCGATGCTCCGCCTCCGCCTCCGCCGCCTCCGCCGCCTCCGCCTACACCAGCGTTGCCAGGAGATCCGGAGTTACCCGCCGTACCACCAGCTCCTCCTGCACCACCGGCGCCATTTGTTCCTGGGTTACCAGCATTGCCAGTGGCTCCTGGATTCCCAGCATTTCCTCTTGCACCGCCTGCACCACCAGCACCGTTATTTCCTGGATTACCAGCATTGCCAGTGGCTCCTGGATTACCAGCATTACCAGCAGCACCGCCTGCACCACCAGCACCGTTATTTCCTGGATTGCCGGCATTACCAGTGGCTCCTGGATTACCAGCATTACCACCAGCTCCTCCTGCACCACCAGCCCCATTGGTGCCAGGATTGCCTGTTCCTCCAATACCACCAGATGTCCCAGCTGTACCACCAGCACCACCAGTTCCTGCAGCTCCATTATTACCGGGATTGCCTGTTCCTCCAATACCTCCGGAAGTACCGGCCGATCCTCCGGCGCCGCCTGTACCAGCAGCTCCATTGTTACCGGGATTGCCTGTTCCTCCAATACCACCAGATGTCCCAGCTGTACCACCAGCACCGCCAGTTCCTGCAGCCCCATTATTTCCGGGATTGCCTGATCCACCTGGATTTCCAGAAGTTCCGGCCGAGCCAGCTGCTCCGTTTGTAGCATTTCCTCCAGCCCCACCAGTACCACCGGTTCCACCTGGAAAATTAGCTAAGGAACCAAACGTTGAAACGTTGCCTGGGTTTCCACTTGATCCCGGATTTCCGTTTGCTGCGCCAGTCCCAGCATTACCAGCAGCTCCGGCACCGCCTGGATTTCCTGCTGCTCCTGGATTAGCTCCAGTGCCAGCATTACCATTTGCTCCAGTATTTCCTGCTGCTCCGGCATTTCCAGGGCTCCCTGCTGCCCCTGGATTAGCTCCAGTGCCGGCATTACCATTTGCACCTGGATTTCCTGCTGCGCCGGCATTACCTGGATTGCCAGTAGATCCAGCGGTTGCCCCTGTTCCTGCATTACCATTTGCTCCAGTATTTCCTGCTGCGCCTGCATTACCTGGATTTCCTGCTGCTCCAGCAGTTGCCCCTGTACCTGCGGCCCCTGTTGTGCCGGCATTACCATTAGCACCGGCACCGCCAGGACTTCCTGCTGCTCCGGCGTTTGCTCCAGTTCCAGCCGCCCCTGTTGTGCCGGCATTACCATTGGCACCAGCTCCACCAGGACTTCCTGCTGCTCCAGCGTTTGCTCCAGTTCCTGCTGCTCCAGTATTTCCAGCATTTCCATTGGCCCCAGCTCCACCGGGACTTCCTGCTGCTCCAGCAGTTGCCCCTGATCCTGCGGCTCCAGTATTTCCAGCACTTCCATTGGCACCCGCACCACCTGCACTCCCTGAATTACCAGTCACTCCGCTACCGCCGCCTCCGCCGCCGCCACCGCCGCCGCCGCAAACGCACCCCCCAAGATTTGCGCTTCCACCAAAGCCACCATTTCCTCCGCCAGGAGAGCCTCCGGCGCCGCCGGGGGCAGAACAAGGCGCAAATGGGGTGCCAAAACAACCGCAGCCACCGCCCGGACTACCACCGCTACCGGCTCCGCCACCGCAAGGTCGGGCTGAACCTTGTCCGCCGCCTCCTCCCGTACCTGCGCTACCGCCAGTGCCACCAGCACCGCCGGCACCATTATTTCCTGGATTTCCAGAGTTTCCTGTGGCACCTGGATTCCCAGCATTTCCTCTTGCACCGCCAGCACCGCCGGCACCATTGGTACCAGGATTACCAGAGTTTCCTGTGGCACCTGGATTCCCAGCATTACCAGCAGCACCGCCAGCACCGCCGGCGCCATTTGTTCCTGGGTTACCAGCATTGCCAGTGGCACCTGGATTCCCAGCATTACCAGCAGCACCGCCTGCACCACCGGCACCATTAGTACCGGGATTGCCGGAGTTTCCTGTCGCTCCAGCATTTCCAGCAGTACCACCAGCACCGCCAGCTCCGCCAGCACCATTCGTACCTGCATTGCCAGTGGCACCTGGATTCCCAGCATTCCCTGCAGCACCTCCGGCTCCTCCTGGGCCGCCAGCACCGTTTGTGCCAGCATTTCCTGATGCGCCGGGATTTCCAGATGTTCCAGCTGTACCACCAGCACCGCCAGCTCCGCCGGCCCCGTTTGTGCCAGCATTTCCTGATGCGCCAGGATTGCCAGATGTCCCAGCTGTACCACCAGCACCACCAGTTCCTGCGGCCCCATTATTTCCAGGATTACCAGCATTGCCAGCAGTACCAGGATTGCCTGCATTACCAGCGTTTCCATTGCCGCCACGACCAGATATATCTATAGAATATACGCCTGCAGGAACGACGAATGTTGCGGGGGCATTGAATACTTGTGTGGCTGGAGCAGCCTTACCTGAAGCTCTAAATACATTTAATGGCATCGTATAACCTTCTTATTAACCTGTATTTGCAAGAGATAAGGCACCGAGATATGTTGTACCTCCGTCGAGGGTAAAGAAACTGAAGACATCGATTTTATTTGCACCAGTTGACATCGTCGGTGTCGAAGCATTCGGATATTTAACAGAAGCCGGCCACGTGATTATTCTCGATCCCGTGGCGTCTTGTTTACAATGAAGTGTGAAACTGTATGCATTGCCCGATGCAGGAGGATTTGAAAATGTAATTGTAATAGACGCGTTGGCCAATGTCAAATCGAATACGTTGGATAGTGATAAATCTACAGTGTGAGTAGTTGTTGTTATAGTATTGGCAACAACTGCTTCTTTGTATGAAGCAAGCTTAGGATTACTTAACACATTATTTGCCATTGCAACGTTGGCATTAAGAGTAGTAATACCAGCTACTTGTAGCGTCGAGGTTACGTTGGCAAAACCAGTGATCGTAGTATTACCGGCAGCAAGGGTGGTAATTCCAGATGCAGCACCTGCGGCTACAAGAGACGAAACAGCAAGTGGTTGACTGTTTGTAGACCAGCGATCATTTGTTTCATCCCAGACGAACTGAACGTTGGCAGACGTCCCGCGCATGATCTCGAAGCCAGCATTCTCAGTAGGAGGATTAGCTCCAAGATCTGCATTCAGCGTAACAATATTATCACCAACGTCGAGTGTTGTGGTGTTCACGTAAGTTCTTGTACCGGAAACTGTCAGGTTACCCGAGAGTGTAAGATCGGCGATTGATAATGTGGAATTCACATGAATACCAGTCGTATTGACCGTAAGTGTTGGCCCAGCAGTTACTCCAATTGTACCACTAGTTGTAATCGTTCCACCAGAAAGTCCATTAGCCGTGGCGACTGAGGTTACACCTCCACCGGTGGCACCTTGAGCACCTTGAGCGCCTTGAGCACCAGTAACACCTTGAGGTCCAGCAACACCTTGAGCACCAGTTGCGCCAGTTGCGCCTTGAACACCTTGAGCGCCGGCAACACCTTGAGCACCAGTTGCGCCAGTTGCGCCTTGAACACCTTGAGCGCCAGCAACACCTTGAGCACCTTGATCACCCGTTGTGCCTTGAGCACCAGTTGCGCCAGTTGCGCCTTGAACACCTTGAGCGCCAGCAACACCTTGAGCGCCTTGAGCACCCGTTGTGCCTTGAGCACCTTGTGCACCGGTTGCACCTTGAGCACCTTGAGCGCCTTGAGATCCGAGAGTAAGTGAAGCACCATTTAAAGTTGTAACTTGAACAATATCACCAGCAATCGCATTCGATGTAAGCGTTAAGACCGTGGTATTTGTCGTGTTATAGTCAACGGCCGCAATCTGACGCGAACCATTAATGAAGACGCTTTCAAGCCCTAAAGTATATACGAATGTGTTTGATGTGTCGTCTAATCCTGTAAACACCGTGGTATTCGATGTGACAGTAAACGTATAGGTATTCATGGTAGCAGCATTTGCCGTACCGCCTGAGCCCCAATAAACTCCTGTTCCATTCGATGAAAGAACTTGGCCGTTGGATCCAGAAGATCCGTTGGCTACGATCGTAGTGACAGCGAGAGAAGAGAGATTTGAACCAACTTCAAAGATGGCATTCGCAGCATCTGAAGAGAAGACTTTACGGTCAGTTAGGTTGACTGCAAATTCACCGTTATCAATAAAGCCGGAATTTGCTACGTCAGTAGTATTAGCTGTACGACCAGAAATTGTCGTGCGCTTAAATTGAAATTTATTTGCCATTCTCAACCTCTATATAGAGCAACGAAGCGGTTATGTAACCCCTAATATTCTATTTATACAGAAGTATCTTCAGCTTTTTTATTTTTATTTCCAAGCTTTTCAAGATCAACAATTTTTGCTTGAAGACTGGTCATGGTTTTATCGGCCATGACCAGTCTTGTTTCTAGCATGATGTTCTTACTTGTAAGATCATGTACACTCGCGAGTAATCGATTGATGTACTCATTTACAAATTCAGCTTCCATAAATTAGAATGTCCCGCCGTCGAGGGTTGCGTATACAACTGCTGTACCGTTAGACTGAAGCACGAATCCAGTAGAGCCAACAGCTAATTTTCTAAAACCGTTCGAAGAGTTAGCAACTAAAATGTCTTCTGCAGTAACAGTCGCGAGTCCAGTACCACCGCTTGTTCCAGGCAGTGCAGTCGAAAGACTCAATGTATTCGCTGTGATACCAACCGCGAGTGTCGAGTTCGCAGTAAGAGTAACGTTAGTCGCGTTCGAAACCAAACCACCAGAGTTTAGGAATGCTTGTAATGTAGCAGTAGTATAACCGGCTGCTGCAGTGTCTACAGTTGTTGTAGGTTCTGTTTGAGAACCAGCAAAGAGCTTATAAACGCCATCTGTAGCATCACGGAAAAGACCGGTATATTTAGCTCCAGTGGCACCGTATTGACCATAAAGACCGATATCAAGAATGTCGGTTGTTGCGTTTCCGTTTGCAAGCTCGATCAGCGAATCTTGGACTGTCAGGTTGGTAGTATCGATTGTCGAAAGCGTACCGAGAACAGTCAGATTTCCGGAAAGAGAAAGATCTGTAATCGAGAGTGCAGTATTAACATGGAGTCCAGCAGAGTTGACCGTGAGTGTTGAACCAGTGGTAAGGCCAACTGCATCTGCAGTGACATTAATACCGTTAGCAGCACCAACATGAACTCCAGTCGCGTTAGCTGTAAGACCATCACCGCCAACAACGTTGATACCAGCGCCATCAACAGAAATACCGTTAGCAGCTTTGGCAAAGACGCCTGAAGTATTCGATACAATACCGTTGTTTGCTACAACAGCAATCGTGGCTGCACCACCTTCACCAGATGAGGATCCAGAAATACCGTTACCAGCTGTGATAGTAGCAACATAGTCGCCTGATGTACCCGAACCAAGAGCAACGTCGCCTGAAAGTTGCGATGTGGCAATTGAAAGTGCAGCAGCATTGACATAAACGCCCGAGGTATTCGAAACAATCGTACCGTTACCAGATACGACATGCACACCTGTTGCGTTCGAAGCAATACCAGCTCCGGCAACAACAAAAACGCCTGTTGCGTTTGCAGATAGACCGTTATTTGCAATAACGTGTACGCCTGAGGTATTTGAAGCAAGACCGCTATTTGCAACTACAGCAATCGCGTCTGCAGAGACGCTGATACCGTTACCAGCACCAACATCAAGAGTTACCTCGCCAGATGTACCGCCACCAGTAAGACCAGAACCGGCTACGACTGATGTAATATCACCATCTTGAGGTGTTACCCAGTATACAGCTGTTCCGTTCGATGCAAGAACTTGTCCTGCAGTACCATTTGTGCCATTTGCATTAAGAGCAACGTTAGTTCCAATATTGATCTGTGTGGCATTTGCTACGAACGCCGTACCAACACTCACAATCGCTGCGTTCACGGTGCCTGTAGAGAATACACCGGTGGCATTCGCAACAAAAGAATTAGAACCAACGACGAAGTTACCGCCAGAGCCAGCAAGAACGCCGCCGGCAACAGACAGTTTATTATTGGTATTATCAAACGTAAAGTCTGCGTCTCCGGCTAATGCGCCAGAATTATTAAATTGAACTTGTGTATTTGAACCAGATACGCCAGAAGTAGGAGTTTCCCAATAAGCGGCTGTTCCATTTGAACTCAGTACTTGTCCGTTGGTACCCGTCGAACCATTGGCTGTAACTGTTGTCACAACAGCGTTAGCAACAATAATCTTGTCGATACCAGAGGTACCATTCGCAACGAGTGCTTGGTTGGCGGTCAGTATACCAGGATTAAATTTACCGGCAATGGTGATCGAAGCACCATTCGAACCAATAAATAAGTGATCGCCATTTGCTGTAAACGCTAATTCACCGTTAGCTAATGTTGGCGCATCAGCTGTCGTTAACGACCTTTTAATTTGAATTAAATTGTCTGCCATTTGGCTATTCCTTTTAGGTTAAAATGATCCGCCGTCGAGATCTACTGCTAGATCCGCGAATGACAGTTGTCTCACCTCATATTTATCATTTTGAGAATTGTAGATTAATGTAGCGCCATTGGCGGCTTCAACGACGCTGACGTCGAGTATGTTTTCAATACTTCGTATTTCTTGAATTTGATTTTTCAGAGTAATAGGACCAGCAGATGATAATCTGCCGTTGTTATTTGTAATTGTAGCGACTAAACGAGATGCACCTGCCATTATCTTGTAACTCCTGGTGTAACTGTGACGATACCTTCAACAAGACGAGAAACTGTTCCGCTGCCATCAGTCAACTCACAGTCATATACGTATCTTCCGGCTGTAAGGCCATTTGTGGTATTTGCCGACATCGAAAGAGCGACGACGCCAGTCACAGCAGTAATCGAAACTGTAAATGCGGTTTGAGCGGTCGAAGTATAATGCTTACGCATCTGAGCGGCACCTGTAAATCCTGTAAGATTTACGATGTTACCATTTTCATCAGTCACATCAATAGACGTAGCAAATGAAGTGCCTTGATCGATAATGATATTTGCTTTCAGTGCCATTTAATTCTTCCGCTATGTTTATTCAAAACTATAAGATGTTACAGTTATCACCCAATATTTAGTTTCTGCACCATTTGATGCTGATACGTTAAACGTTTGTTCATTGAAACCACCTGTATAAGCTGCTACAAGTTCAATTGATGAAGCACTTCCTCCACTTGCAACACTGGCGTATCCACTAAATCCATCTCCTCCAGTATAAGTCCAAACTACGCTTGAAGAAGCTGTGATAGTATAACCTGCTTGGGAACCATACGCTTCGGCAGTGTCAAAAGTCGGAGATGATATTGTGCCGCCCACGGGACTAAAAGTAACTAAGGCTACATCTGCATACGGACGTATTCCTACATATTGCCACGTAGATCCATTCCACATTTTAACGGCGGCAAAATCTTGGCTCCCGACCCACGACGAGCCGTTCCAATATTTAACAGGTTTAGCAGATAGGAACGTTAGCGGCACTTATTATTCTCCTGGCTTAGATGGCCAAACAACGTCTGCTGCATTTGTATAAGTCTGAGGAAGATCTCTTAAAGTTTGACGATATGTAGCCCAAGCAGTTTTATCTCCAGGCCAATCTGCCATTTGAGTATAGTCAGATAAAGCTAGAAGATTATTTCTTTTCGATCTAATTTGTTCCCAAGTAATTACCACGACTCGATCTTGCAAAACAAGATTTCCTTGTGATAAAACCAATTCTTTATTTTGCATATTCATACCATGGAGAAACTGCTGGTGTTGCTCTGCGGTAATTTCAACAATATCTTGCGGCAATGACGGATACCCAAAATCAGTATCGTAAAAACCTTTTGTTGTTGGGCTGTAGTAAATTGTCATTTTATTAATATCCCATTGCTAACCAGTAACCGGTATGAGAACTTTCATCTCCGTTAAACCAACTGAAACCAGTTGTTGATACACTAAAAATGGTTGCACCTTTAGAAGCCTGTCCAAATACGCCTGTATCTCCTACGCCATTCATCACAGCTCGGGCAACCGCGGTGAACGATGTTGGAAATGATCCAGATCCTGTAGTATTTGGAGTAACAGTTACTGTTCCCCACTGAATAATTGCTCCGTTTGGCAACTTAGTCCATCCATTTGACGAGAGACTTTGTGTATATCCTGTAGTTCCTGCAGTGTCAATCCAGATATCACCAGCCGCTGAAGCAGTAGGTTGAGTCGCTGTTACAAAAACTTGGCCGCCACTTGTAAATCCTGCGGTGACGTGTCTTAGAATAGGCGCGACAGCACCAGATGCACTTCCTTGGGCACCTTGTGGTCCGGTTGCACCTTGAGCACCTGTTATACTTGAACCTGCCGCGCCTTGAGCACCAGTTGCACCTTGTGCTCCGTTTATTCCAGGAGATCCTTGAGGACCAGTTGCACCTTGAGCGCCTTGTAATCCTTGAGCACCTTGAGGACCAGCAACTGAAGATGCTGCACCTTGTGCACCTGTAAGGCCTTGCGGTCCCTGTGGTCCTTGGATACCTTGCAAACCTTGGGCGCCTTGAGGACCGGCAACGGTTGAAGCAGCACCTTGAGCACCAGTTGTTCCTTGCGGTCCCTGAGGTCCGATAATTCCTTGTGCACCTTGTGGTCCCGTCGGTCCTTGAACCGAAGGTCCTTGTGGTCCTTGAGAACCAGTTGTTCCCTGTGGACCCTGGGAACCAGTTATTCCTTGCGCGCCTTGTGGACCAGGAACTGTCGAAGCTGCGCCTTGAGCACCAGTTGGTCCTTGAGAACCGGTAGATCCTTGTGCACCTTGAGCACCAGTTGCACCTTGCGCACCTTGAGGTCCAGCAAGTTGCGTCCACACCAAGTTAGCTGTCGCTCCACTTGATGCAAGGACGAAACCTGTTGTTCCAGCAGATTGTGTAGGTAGAAGGTTATTGATCGATCCGCCTGTACCGCCCCGAGATGTAGGAAGTGTACCGACAGTAATAGCAGATGCATCAACAAATACGCCTGCCGCGTTTACTGTTAAACCAGCATTCGCTACAAAACTAATCGTAGGATTTCCAGAAACGCCGTTGCCGTTTGTTACGCTAATGCCGTTCGTAGAAGCAATCGATACCGTAGTACCTGTTCCTGTACCAGTTCTGACTACGATACCATTCGCCGAGATATTGTATACGGTGTTAGCATTGCTTGCTGTACCAGTATAGAGCGACGAGTTAACGCCTGCTCCACTCGGGAAATTCACCGTATTTGTAACGGTGATATTGTTTGCAAAGACATCAAAGCGAGCAGTCGTAGTACCAAGTGCACCACCGTTTGCATCTGGTCGTAGTGTTCCATAAGATGTCGTATTAAATACGAAAGCATTGAAACGGTTTGAAGTATTACCGAGTGGCTGCTGATCTGCAATCAGAAGAACCCCGCCTTGACCGATGGTAACGTTGGCGTATACAAGAGAACCATTTACTACAAGGTTACCAGATACAACAAACAAGTCGTTTTTAAAGTGCGCGTTGGCTTCTACGTCGACACGATCATAGAAGATCGCGTTGCCAGAAGCAACTAGACCGTTATCAACCTTAAATCTATTATTTGCGCCTGACATATATTACCTTACTTAATGAATTGAGCAACAACTTTTGCAGCCGTGCTAGATCTTGTTTGATTGACATATACTCTTACGTTTGCAGTAGCCACGTTCGCAGAGAAAGTACCAAGTAAGCTGACTCCGGAATTAGCTGCAACAGGTGAAGAAACCGTACCATATGTTGTAAGCTGCGCAGTCGAATTATCATGAGCAAGTAGTACTTCAGAGATCTGTGTATTACCAGCATTTTTCAATTGAATGAGAAGTTTAGCAGTGCTATAGTCTGCCTTTGGATATTCGAAGACAAGAAGATCTGAACCAGTCGTAGCTCCAAGATTTCCGTTTGCAAAGATATCAACTACGTGCTCAGTCTTGAAAGTCACGATGTTTGCATGTGTAGCAGGACCAGTCACTGCGAGCGTATTCGCTAGAGCAGTTGCTCCTGTTACTCCAAGAGTACTCGAAAGCGTTGTAGCTCCAGTTACAGTGAGCGTATTCGAAAGATTCGTATTTCCTGTAACCGTCAGCGTATTTGCAAGAGCAACGTTCGAACTGACTGTCGCAGCACCTACAACAACAAGATGGCTTGTCGGCGTAATGGTAAGATTCGCAGATGCAGTGATCGATCCATTACCAATCGCCGTATTAAACGTTGCATTCCCAACAAGAACCGTAGTAGCATTTGCAACGACATTCGCTCCGACTGCAACAACTGTTTGGTTAGCAGTAACAATACCTGCAAAGAATCCTGTCGGTGTAACGTTAGATGTCGACGTTGAGTTGACAATGCTAACAATTCGAGTATTCGCTAAAACGGTATTACTACCTTCTGCGGTGAAGAATCGAAGCGATGTTAACTCAGAAGCGTTAAGCGTATTACCTACAAATACTCCGCTACTATTTGCTACAACGTTACCAATCGCACCTGTTCCAGTGATTTGCACTGTACCACCATTGGTAGCATTTGCCGTGACGTTTGCGCCGAGCGAGATCTGAATAGTATTGGCAGTAAAGATGCCAGTTTTAAATGCGTTCGGTTCGATGTTTGCAGTGGCACTCGAGTTAGCGATGCTAATGATTCGAGTATTTGCAAGAGTGGTGTTTGAACCTTCAGATGCAAGGAAACGAACTGATGTGACTTGTGAAGAGTTTAAAGTATTACCTACATGCAGGCCACTACTATTTGCAACCGTATTGCCGACCGTACCAGTTCCTGTTACTTGGATCGTGCCGCCGTTGGTAGCATTCGCAGTGACATTGGCACCAAGTGAAACTTGAATGGTGTTAGCTGTAAAGATGCCTGTCTTGAAACTGATAGGATCAATATTTGCAGATGATGTTGTATTGGCAATGCTAATGATCTGATTGTTTGCGAGTACGGTATTGCTACCTTCTGCGGCAAAGAATCGAACACTCGTCATCTGACTGTTCGTAACAGTATTGCCTACATATAGGCCGCTGCTATTTGATACACTGTTACCTACTGCTCCGGATCCTGTGACTTGGATCGTACCACCATTCGTGGCATTAGCAGTGACATTGGCACCTAATGTAATCTGAATCGTGTTCGCTACAAACAATCCAGTGCTAAAGCTAATTGGATTCATCGTAGCAGTGTTAGTGCTATTCGCGGCAACAACTGCGAATGCAGTTGCTGTTGTATTCGTGGTCGAGTTCGACTGAATCGTCAGCTTCGTTGTGTTAGCGACAAGGTTTGCACCAGTCAAACCAGCATGTAGACCGTACTGCCACATGAATGTGTTCGAAGAACCATTGGCAACTTCCAGACGAATTTCGGTCGATGTCACGTTGCTCAGAACAGTGTTCGTACTGATCATGAGATTCGCAAACGAACCGTTGACGTTTCCGCCTTTCATCCAGTTTGTTACGACGAGATTATTAGCCCCGAATGTTCCGTATAGCTGAGCTGTTCTTGGAAACGCAGTGTTACCCGTGTTTGCATACGTGCTATTTGCAGTGATGATTTCTGTCGAAAGCGCGTGAAGAAGTTCATTGGTCTCGAGGAGCCAAACCTCGAACGAGTCGGTAATTACATCAACATTAGCTACTGGTCTTGACATTAATTTCTTCCATTCACTACTTGTAAGAGTAGAGTTTTAATTTCTTTGAGATCGTCTTCGACTGCACTGATTCTATTCGATAGCTCTTTGCTATTCTTCGCTTTCGATCTCTCTGCTACAAACTTTGCATAAGATGCATCGTCTGTATTTATGAAAGCTCCAGTAGAAGTATCTTTCATGAATCCATCAGTTTCAGTCTTGACTAACATTATGCGGAAACTCCGATAACCTGAATAGCCTCTACCTTTGGAACAATGTGAGATTGCGTTGCAAGAAGAACGATCTTAATTTGCATCGATGTATAGCGATCGAACTCTACATATTCTGAGTTGACATATCTTACAGTGTTATCATTTTCAACATTGTTCCATGCAATATTTCTGTACTTCAGTTTATCGATAACAATATCTGATCTTGTAACTCCGGCCGACACGAGACTTGAAGTTGTAATGTTTCGATATGTGCTGATCGCAGTAGTATTTGCTGCCGAGACCACGAACACTTCATGATTACCAAAGTCTTGATCTTTGATTCGAATCAAGTCGCCAGCAGTCACTGTCGCCGAATGATCGCTTGTTGTAGTAATTGTATTCGAACCAGATGTAATTGATCCAGTTCCTGGAAGAGCGACTTGAAGTTCAGGAGCAGTATCAAATCCATATGTAAACTCGTAGAAGTCATTTGGATCTGTCGAGCTAAAGCGATCGATATTATCTTTTAATACAAGCGGAGTCCATGCTTTACTTTGGAATGATTCTCTGTCTGCCGCGTTATGCACTTTTGCATAGACTTTGATTTCTGTTCCGGCTGGGCGATATCCTGTCAGATATACTACGATATCTTCTGCATACTTGTCTTGGGCAAATCTAATAACTTTTGAAAGATACTTCGATTTAGCAAGGCCGTTTGCGCCAGTTTCTGTATCATAACTAGCAATGCTGCTAAGTCCTACTGTTCTTGTTTCTGTGTAAACGTTGTTGATGTCGTTCTGATAGAAGTAGAAGTCAAGTTCGCGAGTCGTTGCATAAGGAACGCTGAAGCGGTCGATTTCGGCACTGCTCACAGCAATATTTAGATTCGCGACAACTGATTTTCTTCTGTCTCCAAAAAGATTCGAGCTCTTTGAGGTATCAACTTCGACTGAGCGAGATAAGATATATCCTGTCGCCGACGTATCATTCATTTGAAGAAGATTAATGTTTGTTGATGTAGAAGACAACTGATTCGCAGAGTTGGCAATCTTATAGTTAAGAGTAAATGTAGATCCAGAAGGATTGCCGATTAAGAATGAAGGCTTAAAGTTATCAACAGGATAGCTATCGATAGAAGCGATATTTGCAGTTGCTCCTGATCTTTCTCCTATAATTCTGCCGCCACTCACCGCAAATTTGTTTGTAGCATTTGCTGAAGAGTCTGCCAAAATCAACTTATACTTTGGATAATCTATGTTATAAGCTAAACCTACAGGAGGAACTTTATAATCGATTCCAGAAGCAGAGAAAGCTGGCAGGCTTGCAATTGTCATATGCGTGGCATTCGTGATAGCATTGACAGACAGAATCTGTTTTGCGCCGCCGCTTTGAACTAAAATTTTAGCTCCGCCAAAAAGATTAGTAAATGTGGTTGCAATACCAACTACGTTCAAACTGTTCGTAGAAACTGTGACAGTGCCACTGGCATTCGCGATGTCTTGATAGATGTATTCTCCACCGATAAATGCACCTGTATTGGTATTGTCAATCGTAAAGAATTCATAATCTTTATTTACAAGACTGATTGTAATGTTATTGGCAGTGTATCTGGCCACCTTTACCTTAAACTTCAGATCTCTGTCGCTCAGTGAACGATGAGTAGAAGTGTTCGTAGGAACATATAGCTTTCCGCCATGTGTTCCTCTTGAACCTACAGACAATGTATTAGTAATCTGACCGTCGGTTACGAGTCTATCACCGAGTACGTTTTGCCATACATCAAATCCTGGATCATTAAATTTAAGAACTAATCCGTAATGCTTTCCAGTGGCCAAACGAACAGGATCTCGAAATCCAATGGCAGTCGCCGCTGAAGCATCTTGAGAAGTATTAATCAAATCATACTGAATAAGAGTCATGGAGTTGCGAAGCTGACGAGTCTCAAAAGGAGAATCGTTTTCTACTTCGCAAATCCAAGCATTTACTGTAGGAGCCACTGCACCTGAAACGGTGGCTCCACGCACAGGCTTAGCTTTAAAGAATACGTCGATGGATGTGAGCATGACTTCAGGAGCGTTAGCCACTGTTTGCGGATTCACGTAAAAGGTTTGAATATAGTTAAAGCCAGACATGCATTTCCTCTTTTATTTTTATTATTTATCTACCACTCTGTTGATCTTATGGTATATTGAAATTTATCTGTGATTCAAAGTTTCGAAGATCGAGTCTAAGCACGTTGTAAGTACCACTTGGATCAATGAATGTATCAACTGCTGATTCAGTTGCATTACCTCCTCCGCCACCACTCTGAGTGTTAGTTCTGGCGTCAGCTTGTGCAACAGAAGTAGAAGTGGTTGAAGCAGTAACATTCAGATTATTAGTATTTGTAGCAGAAAGATTAGAGTAGTAGGCAAGAGTAATTGCACCTGCTGCTCTCGAAGTTCCATCAGTGTTTTCAATTACAAATCGTTTTTGTCCAGCAATATTAGAGATGATACGATTTTGTGCCGTAACATCAGTTGCCGCTTCATCGAGACCAGCATCATAATAAAAATCGAATGTCATGACACCGTTTTCGTCGCTTCGAAGGCCAGTAGTATTCGTTGTAGATGTTCTTACTTGTGAACACTTCGAAGTTCTGTTTTCTCCATCAAACGTAAACGTATGATTTGTATTCGGCTTCAAGCCAGATACAGAAATTACAAACTTCTGAGAATCGGCAATGTATTGTTGATTAATATCGCCGCCAAAAACGTAATAATTAAGCAACGAATTGGTAATTGTAAATGAACTCGGGTTTATGTTATGTACAGCGCCCGTATATTCAAACGTATTTGGATTCGCTACCGTAATTGTCGAAGTTGTTACAGAATCTGTAGGATATTGCAGAAGGTAACCATAAGTTCCCGTTCTACCTTCTCCACCAAATAGACCACCGCGTTTCTTGCCCTTGTATATTCTCACTTTTGCATATTGGCCTGCCGCAGGATCATGCGTCCACGTGATCTTAAATTGATCTTCAAGGAAAGTACCAGAATCGATACCAGTTGGATATGACTTACGCTCTATGCTTCCGACATGCTCGACTCCACGACCATCATTTAATTGTCTTATTTGATAGAGTCTGGCAATATCTGCGCTGGTAATAGAAGTCGCAGAAGCAGAAGTTTGAGTGGCCGTCCATGGACCATTTTCTGAAGCTCCTTGATAGACGGTTGCCGAAATGGCATTGTCGCGAGAAACTACATAAAGTTCTGCTGGTCCAGAAAGACTGCTGAATCGATAAACGAATTCTTCGAACACTGTACCAGAATCCGAAACGCTGGTGCTTCTTTCTCTTGCTACTGTTGATTCTATTCTTTGAGTAACAGTAGTAACAACCACATTTCCAGTTGTATTTGCAACAGTATTTGCAGCAGTATTTGCAGCAGTATTTGCAACTGGAAGAGGTCCAGCAGTCGCGACGCTTTGTTCTCCAATAACAAACTCGTTATATGGAAGTGTCAGAATGCCATCTTCTTGTCCTGTGCCATCTGGCTTAAACTGAAGATTTAACTCTCTCAGATATGGACCAAGCTGGTCGTTTTTAATAGTAGCATAAAATTCTGGGCTTCCGATGTCTGCATAAACATAGTCGGTGAAAGGATCTACGAAGAATCCAAACTTAAATCTATCAAGTGCCGCGTCGAGGCTACTCGGAATAAATCTTGCCTTTGCGAGCGCTTCGGCAAGAGTAAACGATACGTAATATTCCAGATCTTTAATTCTTCTATCAAGGCTACCGATATCAGACATCGTATAACGGCGTTGCTGAATGCGAGTTCTTTGAGAAGCACTAATTGAAGGCTTAATAGTATAGACATTCTTTCTTTTTCCAGAAATAGCGCTCGTCACCTTTGTATCTGTGATAGCAATCATCTCAGTCGAAAGCACTTCTGGAAGAGAAGGATACGGAGGAATGTTGTATATTTGCAAAGTAAGAGAGCTATCTTGTGCCGGTGGCAGGACAGGAGAAATGCTTGGTTCGCCACCTTTTATTTCAAATCCACCGATAGAATTGATAATAACTCGATCAACTCTTCCAAGATAAGAACTTACATTTGCAGACAATGTAGAGTTAGGCACAGGGAAAAATGCGCTAGCCGAAGAGAAGTAGTTTGTATTCGAAGGCAGTGTAGGATTGATAATCGACGCAGCGTTTGCACCAGCAGCAACTGAAGAAATATCAGTCACATAGTTGATTGTATTTGCAGCCGATGGACGAAGATCTACGCAATCTCTTACGTCATAATAAATTCCAGTTTTTCCTTCGAACTCTGGAAGTTCCATCGTATTAATGCTTACGTCGCTCACTAGCGAAGCAAGATTTGCACTGTCATTGATCGTATAAGAAGAGATTGTCTTGACACCTGACGCAGATTGGAAAGCATCAAACTTTACAAGAAGAATATCATTCGCAGCAAGCGCATCGTATCTTGGCTTTCTGACAAGCTTCGAAATATCAAGGAAATCTTCATTTTGACCTGAGTCAATATAAAACTGGTTCGTGACGTCCGTAACACCGAATGTATTCTCGGTGAAGTACATCGTATTGCCAGTAAACTTATGAGCAGAAGTACTGTTTGAAGTCAGTGTAAGATTTGCTCCGCCGCGAGTAGCAGAGAGTGCGAATCCAGATGTATTTGCATATACGGCAAAGTATGTGGTAGCATTTGCAAGGCCACCGAGTACTCCGACACCTGCAG